CACCGCATAGATGGCGTGGAAGATCAACGTCAGGCGGCCGTTGATGATGTCCCCTACCGGTAGCCGATACGAGGTCGGGTCTGTCGGCGAGAGCTGGGGGTCGTACCACATAAAGGCGCGACGTAGCTTATCGACATCCGGACCCTGGGCTCCCGTACTGGCCCAGGCCGCGATCCTCTTGACCGCGTCGTCATTGTCGAAAACCGAGTTGCGAGGAGCGAGGGGAAGACCGCGCCACCCGCTGGGGTTGACCGTGAGCGCTGCGTCCACCGGGCCCAGTGCCACGCCGTATCCCAGTGGCTTGCTTGATCCACTGGCATCCGCACAGCCACAGTCGTCATCGGCTCCGATGGCCATATCCGGGTCGTCATCAGGCCAGTCTCCACCATCCTCGAACACGGTCTGACGCAGTGCCGCGAACGCCGGGATGGACACCATGGTCGCCCCACCGATGCCGTACAAGGTCATGTGCTCGAACCCGGTCTCCGGGTTGACGGTGACCTGCACCTTGCCACCAGGATCGAGGCTGGGGCCAGCGACACCACCCTCAGCGAGCATCCTGGCCTTCTTGGCGTCAGGGAACACATCCTCATCGAGATAGTCCCCGTATGCCCAGCAGAACTCCAACCCGTCATGGTCGGGGCCATAGCTGATACCCAGGATCCGGCCCACGGTGACGGCACCCTCGTGGCCCTGACCAGTCTTCTCCCGCCAGTCCAGGGGTAGTGGCAGTGCCCGGTGATACAGGGCACCAGGCTCAAACACGCGGGTCCGGCGGGGCTCCCCGGTTGGTCTCCCGATCGGGGCGAGGGGACCGGCCCACAGGTACCGGCCGAGGTGTGGCTGCATATCGAGGACTGTCTGCGCCGCGATCAGGGCGGTCAGGTCATCGGTGCCGTGCATGGACGCGGTGATGCTGTGGCCGTGGCCTTTACCAGGCGGGGCGCCGAGGGCTTTCTGGTGCAGGATGTTACAAAGTCCACTTGGATTCTTGGGGAAATACTTCCTCAAGTTTCTGACACAGCGGTCGAAGTCGTGCGGGATACCCCACCTGATCTTGGCGGCGCCTTTACCGGCCAACCAGTAACGCTGGAGGGCGGCTGGCATCCCGCGTGCCGGATTGGGATCGACCATTACCGTCCCTCCTCATTGGAGATGATCAGGTCACATCTACAGTTGATCACATTTTCTGGTGAGCCAGAAGGATCCCCAGGGAACTGAAGCGGCTCCCCTGCCACCTGGAACGGCATGAACACCGGCACCGTCTGACCGTCCGCATCCCGGTGTCCCATCCTCACCCGCTCATCGGATGAGGTCCGCCAGGTTTTGCTGAGCTGCCGTCCCGTGACGCGCGACTGCTCAACTCCGGCAGCCATGGTGGCGGCTCCGTAAGCCCGAGTGACTTCAGTAGTAGCAACAGTTCGCGCCCGGCCTGGCCATCTCTCGCTTCCAGTGAAGGACAGAACGTGGTCAATCCGTGCTGCCAGTTGCTCCAATGATTCACCGGCGTTGACTCCATCAGTGATCTCCGCGAAGACAAGGTTGGCGGTCTCATCCGGGATCCGCACAAGAAGGTTCCGGACATCAGCGAGGTAGGCCACGACGAAGGCATGCCGCGACACTGGTGGCACATCGGTGGCCTGTGACCAGGCACCCAAGGCGATCTGACCGATGGTGGTCAGGATCGTGTCGACCTCCGCGTTCCACAGCGGCTGGGTGCTGTAGATAGCGGTCGGGTCGGGTTGGATGCCGTGTTGGCGGAACGGGGCCATGACAACGTCTCGGGCACGGTCCAGCCACCGTCGCAGGGCGGTCGCCACCACACCTTCCAGACGGGTCTCGTCCTGTTCCCTACTCGCCATCCAGGAGTCCCTTCATGCGCAGGAACTCGCCCAGCAGTACAGGTTGGTGGGCTTTCTCCCGGCACAGCAGGGTGGTGCAGTAGACGTCCAAGGACTCACGGAGATGTTCGGTGGCCATGTCCGGATCGATGTGGGATGCCAGCACAGACAGGTGGTCCCAGGCCCCGGACAGCAGTTTCCGGGCGTGCTCCGCGTCCTTCACATGGATCTTGGTGTGCAGCTCATACGGTGGTGTGTCCGGCCACCGGTCCCGGTTGCTGGCCGTCAGCAGCCGTTTACCGGCCAGCTCCATCGCCCGCAGCACGGTCGCGTTGGCGAGGAAGAAGGTGTTCACCGTCGACGCGGACGCCGTGATTTCTGCGGGTGGTGACGGCGGTCCCCCGGGTGCGTTGATAGCCTCAGTTTCCTGGGGGATGGGGCCGCCGGGTGTGGCGCTGATACCGGTGGGGGGCGCCGGGGGGGGCGGGGGCCCCGCACCCGGCATACCCGGCCCTGCCGTCTGAGGAGTCACGACGGTGTCGGCTGGGAGTATCTCCTCCGTATACCCGGCTACTTTACGGATAGCCGCGATCTGGAACAGGTTGGGGTCCCGCAGCATCAGTTCCCGGGTGTACTTCTCCAGGTCCTCTTCCGTGCTGGGTGCGTCACTGATCTTGTAGTCACCGGACAGCAGCACGGCGGCCTTCGACACGAGACCTTCGCTGTACATCTCCCTGGTGTCTTTCAACCGCTCCGGTCGCACAGTCAGCGGGGCGGTGTCATACCAGTAGACGTACCGGTCCTCATCCTCGCCGATAGCCTTCAGGGCTGGCTTCAGATACGCGGTGGTCAAGGCGTCACAGATACGGGTGGCCAGCGGAACGATGTGGATGTTGATCTGGCCTTCCATGATCTGCCAGGCGCCCCAGTGATTCGCCTCCCCGGCACCGTTCAAGATGGACGGGTCGATATCCATCGACAGAGCGAAGCGTCGCAGTGCCTCATTGCGCAGATCCATGGCCTGCTTCGACAGGTCAGACCCGAACGTGACCAGTTTGATCTTGTCCAATGCCTCAGTCGGCATCTCGACAATCGTGGGCATCACCCCGGCAGCCGTACCCTCACCTTTCAACCCAGTGGAACCGACCTTCATCAACAGCGCGGTGAGCCCTTCCGCACCCGGGATGTCAGAGTCCTCATCCGGGAACGACACCTCTTTCGGGATGGGCAGCAGGCCGGCACTGAACAGCCGTGAGTCGATCTGGGCGAACACATACCGGGTGAGGCGTTCGATCTCCCACAGCATCGGCATCGAGGCCCGGGTCGGGGAGTCAGCCCACAGGCCACGACGAGGATGCGGGGTCCACATCCGGATGATGATGTCGGTCTCGGGGTTCAAGGTTTCCGGTACACCGCTGTAGGAGGTCATCTCCACCCGACCGGTGCGGGCATACCGTTTCAGTTCGGAGCAGGAAACCACGAACCATTCATCAGATTCGTAGTCGGTGCCACGACCGACGACATAGGCATCCCCGGCGATGGTCAGGTTGATGCCGAGCGCCCGCATCGCCTCAGCCTTCTGCGGCGCACCCCCGAACAAGGTGTCAGCCAGGCCGGCGATCTTCTTGTTCTTGACTTCTTGCTGCACCCGGCCGTTGTCGTCAACCTCAGCCACATACAGACGTACCCGGGACAGGGCGGAACCGATCCAGTTCGCTACGAAATGCAGTTCGCCGATGATGTCGTACAGACGCCACGCCTCTGTCTGCCACGAGTCGTCGCCGAACCGGTAGCTCTGCCATGCCAGGCCGTCCAGGGAACGGATCCGGGCGGCGGACGCTACCAGGTTCTTCGGTGACTCATGGGCGGGTGAGGCAACTGTGTCGGCCTTCTGCCTGCCCAGGCGCATATGGCTACTCCAAGCGTCCGGTGATGTACGAGGCCGCCGGTATCGCCAGGACAGCGATCAGCCAGCGGTTGGGGAACAGGACAGCCACCGGCATGATGGGGATGGCCACCCAGATTGAGGTGCACCACTGGCAGTGGGCGAGGTATGCGGCCAGGGACTGTTCCCCGAACTTGTTGACGACCCAGCGCCGGTAGCCAATGCTGAGCCGATCCTCAGTCAGGAACCTGGTTATGCGGGCCACCGCGAGGGCAGCCACGACCAGGGAGATGATCAGCACGCTAATAGCATATGGGTGAATGCTCCACAAGGGGAGTGTCAGATCAGGTTACTGATCCCGTATACGCCTTGATCCCAGCCCAGGGTGTACTTGGAGGGGTCACCGGCACCCATCCGGCGCCTCTCCCCTGCCATTAGGTGCAGGCAGGCGTGGACGAGGGCATCCATCCGGTCCGGTGATTCCCTGGTGGAGTCCGGGTCGAACATGACCATCTCGTCTTCCAGCTCCGTGAACTCGCCCACCATATGTAGGCGCCCCTGTTCCGCCCGCAGTGCGACAGGTTCCGCACGGGTTTTCTTCCCATGTTTAGCGTGTACTGGTTTCATGGGCGGACTGGTGTGCTTCGGAAACAGGCCCAGCTCTATAGAGTCCTGATAAGTGTCCCGCAGAATCTCGTT